AATAATACCTCATGTTCCGACCTGTGCATACTTCTTTTACCCAGAATAGGATTCATCGGCAAAACTTTTGTTCCTTTTCTGACCACGATTTCGAGGCGTACTCCAGTAATTGAACCCCATTTTTTTGCCAACGGTTTGTCTGTTGAGGTTGATGTGAACCCTTTATCAGAGAAAGATTCGCCAACTTGCACTTGTTGGAAGAACTCAACGGCTTTTCTGCCATCTCTGTTTCGAGCGATGTCGAGTCCACGGTGAAAGACCATGTCCGTTGGCAGCGGTACGGCTGCTTCAAAGGCACGGTCCACGAAGCCCACAACGGCTATATTGTCATTGCCGTCACGAAGTTCAGCGTTAACCGAACCGCCCCTCAACTGGTATTCGACAACTGCACCCTTTTCAGTGCCATTCAAAATGCCGACTGAGCCTTCTGGGTACATCGCATCCAGAACGGCGTTGGCGTCATCTCTTGAACTAAGCGGAACCGTTGATGGGTCGAACGCTGGGGTTTCTCCTCCTCGGTTGCCCCAGCGGACCTGCGCTGCGTACTGGGCTGCTTCAGACCGTGACCCAAAACGACGCTCACGGGCTTTTTGAACTCCACCAGTTGGTTCCACCACAAAGGTCAATGTGAGACCCTCGCCACCCATGTTCTCCCACTCGCCGACTTGTCTCTTGACCAATCGCATACGGGTGTTACGGGGAAGGAGAACCTCTTTTTCGCCTGCGTAGGAATGTTTGGTGCCAAGCATTGTGTTGATGGGCAGGACTTTGCTGCCTTCTGGACACACAATTTTCATTCTGATTCGGCTTCTAGCGCCGAACTCATTAGCAACTTTGGAACTTGCCGTGGTTGAACCGAACGCTGGGTCGCTGAAGGACTGACCGACTTTCATCCCGTCGAAGAAAGCAATCGTTGCCTTGCCATCCTCGGTAAAGGATTTGAGGTCCAAACCACGGTGCAAAACAATCGCCTTGTCTATCGGTCCTGCAGCATCAAAAGCGGAATCCATTTGACCGACCGTTGAATAGGGTCGAATGACTACACCTTCGTTGGCTTGCCCTCGCAGGGCGCCGTTGATTGCCCAGCCTTCATCGGTGTATTCCTTGATTGCTGCTTCATGACCCGAGGTGAATGGGTAATCCTCATCTTCAGGAAATGGATACAAAGAATCTAGGTATTGCTCCATTTCGTTGGTGCCCATCTCTTTAACTGAGAGCGGGTCAAAATCGGGGGCTTTTGTACCCCATCTGATTTGGGCGGCATGGCGCCCTGCGGCAGAGCGGTCCCCGCCGAAAGATTGTTTGGCTTTGTCCAGTTGCTCTGATTTGACTGCTGCTGCAAAACCAGAACCGTCATCCGTTAGCGCCGTTGAGTGAACAATCTTTTTCCCTTCGAAAGTCATTTTCTCCGCTGCGGTCAGCATCGCCGTGGCGATACCTTTGCGTTTCCAACCGTCAGTGACAGCAATGTGGGTGATTTCAACCTCTCCAGTTGGCTTTCCAACAGTCAAATTTTTACTTCTGCCGTGCAGTTTCAGTTCGTTCGCATCGAGATACCCAATCTTTTGCCCATTGACATAAGCGTCAACTCGGACACTCTGAACTCCAAGTCTGTATTCAGGCGTGAAATTTGGGTCATCAGCCAAAGCGGGCGGTAACCAATTCGGTTCTTTATCATAGTCTCTGTTTCCAGAAGCACGAAGTTGGACCTTGTCGCCATCTTCTGTAATGAACTCAAAATCGCCGCTTCTGACTTGCTCGTTTCTTTCGCCTTTTCTCTCATAAAATTCGCCAACTTGTGTAATGACCGCTCGGCGAGATTCAGACGGAGATTCTGTTTTTGTTCCTCGGTTGCCCCAGCGAACTTGAGCAGCATGACGACCAGCGGCGGAACGGTCCCCGCCAAACGACTGCTTCGCTTTGTCCATGTCCTCGAAACGGGACAGTTGACCATCAGGCAAAAAATCTGTTTGGTCATCACGAATGTCGACGAACGGGTATTTTCCTGAACCATAATCCGCAATCTCTTCAATCGCATAGGTGATTACGCCGTAGGCGCTCTGTTCGTTGTCAAGAGTTGCAGGGACCATGATTGTTGCCGTCATGAAAGGAACTAATTTTTGGGTCTCAAGAACAGTTTTGATTTGCTGAGCCATCTCTTCCGAGGTACTGACGATTTTCCCGTCTGACCAATCGACAGAATGACTTTCTTTGTCGAACATGAAATTAAATGTCAGTGTCATGCCGCCGCCAAAACACCGATAGCGAACGCACGATGCTCTTTATCGGGGGTGTATCCCCGTCCGCCGATAATTGATTCGTACACCATGGTGAGAATTTCGGATGATTCTGTTCTTCCTCTGCCATTAGTTGTGTATTTGCGACCCGCATAACTACTCATAAAGTGACCATCCTCAGTGCTGTCTCTCAACATTTTTTTCCGTGGTGTGGTTTGAGTAAGGGATGACAATGTTTCTCCCGACCTGCTCTGCCCCGTCGAACTTGTTCTTGTTCTGTATGCCATAAATCCATGGCTCAAAGTGACGGCACTTGGTCTAACTGTGTCCATTAAGTGACCCATTTCGTGAGAAATGGCAACCTTTTCACCGAAATCACCGTCCTCTGACAAAAGGAGTTGAATTCGATGTTTGTTTCCACTTCGACCAAAAGAGCCTCCAGCATGTGGACCGCCACCCTCGGCGACTTGAAATTCCAAAGACGCTTTTGATGTGTAATAAGTTCTAGCGTCTGCTGTCCAAGCGTCTGGGAACTTCTGTGAGACATCACCCACCATGGAACCAAATTCGCTGTTAGGAGACACGCCTCCAAATTCTGTAAGTCGTTCCCCACCAACGGGACGAATCATCCCAACCAGTTTCATTTCCTCTTCAGCCAGAATGTTCTCTTTTTCGAGGTTTGTGTAATCGCCTTCGGAAATTCGTTTGTCTGCCGAAATTCTTGCTCGTTCAGTTATCTGCCATCCAACTTCCAAAGTTCTGTCATGCAATTCAGCGAGTTGCGGGCTTGCCTCAAATTCGTTTGTAGTTGCGTTTTCCCAAAGCACCTTGGAATTGTCGATTTCGTCGATTGAAGTAAATACACCCACGGTTGGCTCATTCATAAGACCGTTTTCATCTTCACCCAGCAAAGTACGCATGTCGTCACCAATGCTTTGTACCTCGCCTTGTATCTGGGCAACGAATTCTTCGTCAGTTAACTGACCTTTGCCTCGATTGCCCCAGCGGACTCTGGCAGCGTATTGAGCAGCAGCCGAGCGGTCGCCGCCGAAAGTGGCTTTCTCAATGTCGTTCGCATCGGGGAAAATCAAATCATCGCCAATGGTTACATCGGTCTGTGGTTTCAGGATTGTCTGGAAATCGGCTACCAAAAACACCGCTTCAGAGATGACGGCGTAAGCGCCCGCTTCGTTATCCAGACTGGGTTCGACCATGATGACGCCTGACCCACATGGAAGTTTGTAGCCCTCGGCGATTAGGCGGTCGACGATGGGTTGGACCGTCGGGATGGTGCATCGCATGGACCCGTTGGACCATTCGGCTTCGTGGAAAACGCCGTCAACTTGGAACTCCCAGACCAGACTCATGCTGTTGCCATCACTCCCAAAACAAACCCCATGTAGTCATTGTCAAAGTTGTCTCGGTTGCCACTCAAAACTTGTTCGAATCCTGTGGTCATTAACTCAAAGGCAGGGTATCGGCTGTTGTTTTCGACATCTCGGAAAAGACCCGTTTTTCTGGTTGCCTTGTCGTATCGGCGTCCGCTGTACAAGTTTGAGAAGGCGTCTGAGTCGATTTCGATGGTTTCCTTTTTCCCTTGGGTAGATGCCAAGCCTCGAGCGTCACGCTTTGTTGACCTGACTCGGGATGTAAGAGAAGAGTTCTTGCCAGAGATGTCAAACCCTGTGGTTCGGTGGGTCATGAAAGCCACTTCGAGGGCTGCAATGGAGGGACGGTAGTGGGTGACGAAATGTTGTGTTTCGTGCCCGACAACTCGAAGGTTGGTCCCTTCTCCTCGTCCTTGAATTGTTCCGAGTGTTGGGATGTTGATGATTGGCTTTGAACCTGTTGGGGGGATACTGAAAGAGCCGTTTGTAACGCCGACATGAGAGTTGATTTGCAATCCTTTGTCTTTTGTGGCGTTTATCCAATCGGTTGGCATGATTTTCCCGACCGCTGAAAATGCTGGGATGGTGTCTTGAAACGCCACTGGGCTTGTCACCATCGTAAAAGGCGTATCTCTGTTGAATTCGATGACACCACCGCAAGGACGAAGTTCGGCTACAACATTCTGCATTTCCTTCGCATAAGCGTCGTGGACTTTTTCTCTGTCTGTTTTGTCCAAGGTCCCGTCGGCGATTCTTTGTTTCACTCGGGCTACGGCTTCAATGTTCATTTTGTCGCCCAAAGCAATGACACGGTCATTCAAATCGGCGACTTTTGGTGAGGGAATCATTTCTTCGTTTGCGGTGTTGATTTGAATGTCGCCTTTTTCGTCGGTCCAAGCACCTTTGGCTTTTGGATTTTTGATGCTGGCAGGGCTGGACCGTTGCATGTTCTCGAAACTGACCGATTGATTCAACAGGAACATTTCACTACGGAGGGCTTCTGCTTCTTCTCGCATCGCCTTCATGTGTGGCTTTTCGGTGGTTGACTCACCAGATGTTGTTCCCCAGCGGATACGGGCTGCGTATTGGGCGGCTTCTGTTCGGGTTGAGAACTTGCGCTTGCGTCCTTTTTCTACGACCAGTGAATCGACGGCTTCCCAGATTCGACCAATCGTGTCATGAATGTCAACGCTTTTGGCAATTGCTGAATCTTCAATGATTTCGTTGCCGACCGTGCGCTTAACAGGGATGCCCAGTTCTTTAAGTTTTGCTGCAGCACCAGTAGGCAATTTGTATCCCTTTGGCAGCGTCACATAAGCAATGTCGGAGACCGATAGCCCTTGGTGAATTTGCGCTTCGGCATAACTGTATTTTTCACCTTTGGCGGCGAGTGCTGGTTTGTCTGCAGGGTGTTCGTATTGTCGGCTAAAACCCTTAGTGGCATTGGGAGACGCTTGTCCGACCGTGATTGGACCCTTCACAGATGCTGGGGTTCGATTGGACCCAAGAGAATCTTGAACTGTGAATGTCGCTCTATCGTGAACCGATTTTTTTACAACCAATTGAACTTGACCGTATTGCTCGCTTCGATTTGCAAAAACCGACTGAACCCCAACGGGGTGAAGATTCGCATAGATGGGTCGACGGTTAGCAAGAGTTGCTGGGTGTGTAGCAAATGTCGCTGCTTCGTAAGCGGCTCTGTAACTCGGCATGTAACTGCCGCCAGATTCTTGAGTTTCGAACTGTGTTGAAAATCCTTTGTCGAGAATTGAGTTCAAATTCCCAGCGTGAACTGCAACGGCAACGCTGACCTTTGGCGAGGCAACCATTCCCTTGGTGTAGTCCAATGCTTCTTGGTCACCAATTCTGTCCGTGACATAAATGCGCTCGTGGACTCTTTTAATGGTCAGGTCCGCCATGGATTCGGCTACTTCCCTGCGCCTTTGGTCTCCTACCCAACTCTTGTCAGACAACTGACGGTAGTAATTGGAAGTCTTGTTCATCTCAGTCAAGGTTTCGGGAGAGTACAAAGCAGGGTCCAAATGAGTCATGTAATGCTCGGTGAGCATCCGCTTTGCGGTAGATGAAGAATTGCCCATAAGCCCTGCTCGTTCAGTAACGGCAATTTCATCCAAAGCGGCTTTGATGTCTGGAGGGAGGTTTTCAGGAAGAAACGGCGCATACGGGGCGCCAGTCATGATTGCTTCGTTGATGTCGTTTGTGGCTGCTACTGGCAGCGGGTTTGACGGCAAACTTTTTGGACCGCTCGCATCAGGGGTCCGATTGCCCCAGCGGATTTGAGCGGCGTAACGGGCTGCTTCAGCACGGGAAGCAAATTGGCGCTTTCGTCCTTTTCCCACTTCCTCATCTGGGTCGGCGATAATCGCCCAATCTGGCAACCTGAGCAACGCATAGAGGTTTGGGACATCGATGAGATTGCCCTCTTCGTCAACAATGTGACCAGACGGAAATGTTTCGGCGAGTGCTTCGTAATCGGCGTAAAGGGTCGTAAACCCTGTTTGGAAGAGAGACATCTCTCCGTTTGTGGCGATGAGTTTCAACATGTCAAACCTCGGGCGGGACCAGAATCATGCGGCAACGGCACGAAGGATGTGCAGGGGGAGCCAAAAGACCGTTATCGAAAGGTGCTGTCACGGGAACTTGCTGTCCATTCAGCGGGGCACAGAAATCGCACACATTGATTCCCTTCCAGCCAGATGGTCCAGCCATCCATTCCTTCTTGGTCAACGAAAGATTGATGAGACCTTTTTCGCCTGCCTGAAGCCACGAGAGAAGGGTGCCTTGGTTTTGTGCAGCCATCACTTCGGTGCGGGCAATGTTGCGGGCACGGGCACGAATTAACTTCTGGCGGTATTTTGCGGCGTTCTGCTGAGCCATAGTGACTGCCCGCTCAGAGTTGACCCCTTCGGCAATAAAACGCTGTACATCACGCTCATAGGCGTTGTTGACGGCTCTTTGCCAGCGGTCGTGGAGACCGACAACCTGCTCGATTTGCTTTGCAGCCTGAGGAACGGTGACGCCATTAGCAATCGCATTGGAGATGATTTGGCGGATTGCTTGCAACTGCTCATCTTGAATCTGGACAATCATCTTGCCTGCACGAAGTCTTGCCCAAGCAATTGCCCTCGGGTCTGATTTGTCGAAGGACATAGCGATGCTTAAACCCGTTGGGAGGTCCTTGATTGCCCGTACAGCGGCTCGAAACGCCTGTCTTGACATAACACCAGTGGCGCTTGGAATCTGCGCTGAGAGGTGCTGTACAACGGCGTCAGAGAGAAGCGTCTGGAAAGTTGCAAGGGCGTCTGCTCCGTCACCGATTCTGCGGGCGGCTTCACGGACTACAGCGTCAAGCCCCATCATCGCCTCTCGATAGGGAGCAGCCATCGCATCAACATCCTTGAGGAGTTGAGGGTCGATGGGCTTTACATTCTTCGTGACCCGTTTACTTCTTGGGCTGACGAACGGCACCTGATGGCTCCTGCTTGGCTTCGGCTTTCATTGGTACGCCTTCGGCTTCATCAGGCGCTGGAGCCTCACCAGATTCGTCTGATTCCTCTTTAGGCATTTCCATCTCTTCAGCGCCCAACTGCTCCTCTGGAACGCCTTCTTCGCCTTCGACCTTTTTGGGAAGGTTGGTGAGGTCTCGGAGGTATTCGTCCAGTCCAGAGTCGACAGTGATTGCTCCTGCCTGCACCATCTTGGAGATGAAGTCTCCGAGGAGGGCGAGGTCGACATGGGCGATTGGCTCAGGCTTGATTAAAGGCAGTTTGTCGACGGGCATGCCGTTGAGTTTGAACAAACGGGGCAACGCATGGTCGTTGAACACTTCAGCGATTGAGTTGCAGATTTGCTGGATTGCTGTGGTGAACAAGTCAATCTTGGATGCACCGAGAGCGAAAGAGCCAACATTTTCGTGTCCGAGAAGAATGAAGTCTGCCAGTACCACCATGGCGATTCGCTGGTCGTAGCGGGCGACAATGGCGTCTGTGTTGAATTGGCGTGAACCGCCGCTGGAGAGAAGGGTCAGTTTGTAGGTTTCACGACCTTGGCTGTCGTAAGCCAATGGGAAGAGAATTCCCTCGTTTTCGTTGCGCTTGATTCCACGAATCAGGGCTTGGATGGCGTTGCGGGCTGCGACCTCTTGTGGTGTGGCAGTTGAGGACAACATGGTCGGCGGGACATAAGCGACGGGCAATCCTGCGAGGTCACGCTCGATACCGACGGCTTCGATTTCTTCGATGGTCCGCTTGAACTTCCATGGGCGGTACGCATTGCGGAGAATGGAGCGACCTTCTGGGTTGCTTCGTGCAGAGACCGTGCGGAACAAAAGCATTTTTTCGATGGGGATGAAAACAACGCCTCGGGAGACATAAGGGTCCATCTGGTTGACGCCTTCGATGGAGCCTGTGTCGTCAAATTGCCATGACCAGACTGTTTCCTGAGCACGAAGAGCGACTTTGCGCCAGCCGATTTTGCCGTCGTTGTACTTGGACCGTTTTGAGCCGTCTTTTTGGTTCAGTCCGTTTCGGCGCTTGTAAACGATTTCGCATGGGGCGTAGCCGTAGACGAGGAACGAGAGAATCTGTTGCAGCATCACTGACCATGATTCGCTCATGTCGTTCATGCACTCTTCGACGAACTGGGCTGAGGCGAGGGCTTCCTCGGTTACTTCTTCGTTTTCGGCGTCTGTGAATGGTTCGACATTCCAGTTGATTTGGAGAATGAGCCGTTCGATGGCGAACATCATGGCTCCAACGATGGGGTCGTTGTCTGCCATTTCACGCCAAATCTTGGCGCCTTTTTGTCCTTGTAGACCTTGTACGAAGTCGTCAATGACGAAGCCCGAGGTGCGGCGTAAGCCAGACGAGCCGATTTCAATCATGTCGTCTTTTTCAGCCATGCGTCAATCCTAATGCTTTAGTGCGGTGATGCTTCACTGCAGGGTGGTTCAGTCGTCGGAATCGGTTTCGAACATTCCGTTGGTCATGAGTGTCGAAACGAGTTGCAAGGCTTGATGTTCTTGAAACCCCGATTCCATAAGGGTTAGGAACATTTCATGGAGGGCTGCTGTCGCTGTGCGGAGCGGTGACCATTCATCCTCGTCGTATGCCATGAACGCATAATAGCCCGCACGATGGCGGGCTACCTGCAGGATGTTTTGGTTTTAGAAGGCTGGGAAAATCCCGAGTGCCCAACTGGTCATTGGTTCGAGGAACACATCGGCGCTTTGGGCTTCCCAGTGGCGCAATGCCCAATCGTAGGGTCCTTCTTCCCAGACGATGTGAGGTTGTCCTCCGTGTCCGAGCCAGTCGAAGTCCATGATGAGTTTCGGGGCGTTTCGACTATCGGGCTTTATCCCGTAGTGGTCGCATACCTGCTTGAGGACCGAGGTGGCTTGCGCCTTGGTCACTTTCTTTTGTTTGGTGGTCATTGTGTTTCCCTTTCTTAGACCAAAGCGACGCTGGTTACTTCGAACTTTGTGTCGCCGTTAATTCCGAGGTGCTTTGTCTTGTAGTTGAAGATGCTCTCGGCGATGTTGTGCTCAAGAACTTCGACGATTTCGCCGCAAACCTTGATTACTGCTTCTGCTGGGGTGTCGGCTTCGACGACCCAGAACATTCCGTCCGAGGCGTGATAAACCTTGTATTCAGTGACTTTTTTCTTCATTTTACTCCTTTGAGTAGTTTGTTGTATCGGTTGGCGTCGGCGTCGGCTGCTTCACGGTTCATGTGCTTTCCGACGATGGTCCTGTTGTCGTTGTGCTCGAACACGACGAGCCACTTTGCCGTGTGCTCCGACATGCTGTTGCTGTTGGGGTGAACTACATACTTTGGCTTCATTGGGTCTCCTTCCCAGATTCAGATTATCCGATGTGACATCGTAGGTCAAGTCAAAAAGGCTCGACATCCTTGACGGTCAACTTGAACCACAGACCGAACAGGCGCTCCTTCACAGGGGCGAGATAGTGGCACTTCCAACACACTGTCATCGATTCGTGGCACCACTCGGAATAGTGCGTTTTGACGATGAGCGTTTTGCGCTCGCCATAATGAGAGTCGCATCGAGCGAGATACATTTCTTTTTTCATGAGGTTCCTCCTTACAGGAATCGGGCGACTGGGTAGAGCAGCACTGCTTTGATAAATCCGCCATCCACCAGTGCTGGAGTGTCGCAGCCGAAATACTTTTTGAGAATCACGGCTTTAACGATGAAGAGGGCGAACATTTTTACCTTTCAGTTAGACCCAGCGGAGACCGACCGCTGTGTGCTCCAGTGTTTTCATCAGAGCAATCAATTTCTCCGCATGCTCCTCAGTTGGCTCTGTCGCCAATGCCTGAGCAGCGTGAGCGATTTGCTCAACGGTTGCTCTGGCAAAAGGACCAATCTCAACCGCCTGTGCGAGGCGCTCTTTCTTGAGCATCTTGACCTTTCCCTTTCTGGAGGAGGCTTCCTTCCCCCTCCATAAAAAGATTACCTCATGTGAAATACCCGTGTCAAGTCAATCGACACCTAACTCTGAGTTTGTTGGTGCAAGGCTTTTCGAGTCAGCATCTCGTCAACCCACTTGCGCTCTTCGTTGACCTTCTTCTCGACCTTCTTGGCGTTGGCGGCGAGAATCTCGGCGACCTCGATGCCCTTCTTCTGAGCCATCATTTCGAGGACCGATTCGAGGTTCGCATCGTCGTAAGCGTCAGGACCGAAGCCGATGTAAGTCTCCGTTGGGTAGAGCGCCTTGAGGGTTTTCCATGCCAGCGCCTCTGTCACCCAGAGTTCCGCAGCCCGCATTGTCTTGAAGGCTTTCGACCAAGAGTGAACCTCTCGGTTGTTGCGGTCGCATCGAATGACCACTTCGTCACCGTCGAGGCTGAGGCTCTTGGCTGCCTTGGCTGCCTGACGCTCTGCTTTGACTGCGGCGGCGGCATCCTTGGCTTCCTTTGTGCGGCGTCCGACGCCTTCGCACCAAGCGACTGGAGCGGTTGGGAAGCAGAAGGTGCAGAGGATTTCGCCCTCAGCGGCTACTGCCTCGGCTTCGCTGTCACCGCTCAACTCTGGGAGCCATGCGTACTCAGTGGTGGGGTAGCAAGAGTGGCAGTTCATGTCCTTGTGGATGTGACCCTGACCAGTACCGACCACGAGGTAGAAGCGGCTCCACTTTTCGTGTTGCCAGATTTTCTCAAGGTAGATGTACTCGGTCTTGAGAAGGCTCAGTTGGTGGTTCACCGACTTAATTTCTTCGAGGCGCTGGATGACCCAAGGGTCAGTGCTAACTAGGAGTTCGCTCCATGGACCTGACCAACTTTTGTTCTGCCAGTCGTAGCGTTGACCGCCTGCTCTGCGGGTTTCATCGACCAGTTTTTCCAATTTGAACTTGAGTGGTTCGATTTCCCAGAGAATGTCGTAAATTCTCTTGTCGGTTTGTTTTGCCTTTGTTGTCATTGGGTCCCTTTCTTCCCACTCACAATTTATCCGCTGTAGCAGTGTCTGTCAAGCCAATTTCTGGTGAGCAACTGCCGAAGCCGCCGAAGAAATCATGAAGCCCAACTGGTCAGCAAAAATGCCATCCCAAGCCTCCTCGATTGTCATCGCATCGCCGTCAATCACAATCCGCTGGACCTCGTACAAGTCGAAGTAGGTGTACAAGACTCGGACGGCGTTCTTTTCGTCGATTGGCAACAAAACGCCCACTGGGGTGTATTCGCCTTCGGCGTTCACCGAGACAACACGCTTGTAGAGCGAGCCTGAGACGAGTTCAAAGACTCTGTCGGGTATTTGCCCCACAAGGGTCTGTACATCGCATTGGCGGTACACAGAGAGCGGCTCAGTGAGGCTGGTGTGCAAGTGGTTCATCTTTGTCATTGGTTCCTCCTTAGGACACATAAACAGTGTGGGCTTGAACGAGATGGCGTTCGCCTTGGACATCGATGTCGACCCAAGCGCCGTCTGGTGTTCCGATGATTCCGAGCACCAAGCACGGAATGTGAATTGATTGCTCAACCATCCAATGACCCCCAACGGGGTTATCGAGCGCCTGAGCGAAAACGATTGAATCTATTTTTCCCATTATTTTCCTTTTCTTTTGAGAACTTCGACCAGTTGGACCTTTTGCCCAAGGAATCTGACGCCGTATTCGTGAGCCATCTTGCGGCAAACCGCCACCGATGGTCCTTTGAAAACGATGTGTTTGGCGTTCTGGTAAACGACCGAAATTGTGACCGCTCCAGCAGTTGCTGGGTGAGCGGCGATGATTAGTTCGTTGTCGGTAATCATTTGGCGTTCAATGCTGCCCAGTAAGGAATGGTCTTGGCGACCTTTGCCTTGGCGATTGCGATGTCCAAGTCACCGAGACCGAGGTCCGCCATTCTTTTGGCAGCGTGACCTCGCTTGACGGCGTAGCAGCGGAACTTGATGTTCTTCGCTGTTGGAATCTTTCTCATTTTCCCCTTTCCCTCCACCTACAATTTACCCGCTGTAGGTGCTTTTGTCAATTCAATTGAATTCGCCCGTTTCGCCTTCATCTTCGAAGAACCAGCCATCAGCGCCGAGTTCGCTGTTCGCATCGATGACGGACCAAAGTTCCGACTGCGCTGCAGCCCATCTTTTGGCGAGACCGATGTGCAGGAACGAATTGTTGCCTTTGAGGAATTCGTAGAAACAGTCGCCCGAATCTTCATCGACCATGATTTCCCACAAAGAGGCGACGACCGAGCCAGAGCAGAAAGCCCTGTCAAGTGCATCGCATCGGGTGTACTCGATTTGCATCAATCCGAGGTCACAGCCCGCCTGCTCTTGAATCCATTCGACGGGTTCTTCACGCCCCAGTTCTTCAATGTAAAGCGGGACGGTCTGGACTACCTTCTTGCGCCAAGTGAAGTCGTCCATCTGTTGATTCTTTCAGTTTCGTGGTCTTGACAAGCGGACAGAGGAAACCTTTGCCGCAATCACAGTCCAACGCTGCAATCGTCATTTCGTGACGGTAATTGCCAATCTCGATGGTCGGCAACTTGCCTGAGGTGCAGAATTCGACAACTTTGGCATCTAACTGTTTGGCATCAACCAAAACCCTTGCATACGCCCCTAGAAGGCTCTGTATGACGAGTTCTCGGGTGATGGTGCCCCTTAGGTCAACGACGGTCATGAGTTGCTCCCTGTCTCCCACACAGCCAGTGGGAACATTTCACGGATTTCTTGTTCTGAGCACTGCGGGAAGAAAGTCACGGAATGGTCCGAGCCAGAACCGTCCTTTTCTGCCATTTTGATGTCTACCGAGTACCACGGGTTGCCGAGTCTTGAATGGACCCTGACCAAAACATGGAAATGTCCGTTGTCGACATACTTGTCGCTTCGCCTCGGGTGGATGTTGATTGAGGTGCTCATGGCTCCTGCCTTTCTTTTCTTGAGATTGTCTCTGACGGGTGTGTCAAAGTTTTAGTAGATGCGGAGCGGGTCATCGCTGTTGATGATTCGCATGGCT